AACTAAAGTATGTGGAATCTGTATCACCATACACAATAGCCTCGCCTTGATGATCATATTCGCCTGCAATAATTTTATTAAGTTCCGCAGCCATGTGCTTTGCAATACAACGACCTGTTAGTGTTGTACTCTGTCCTAGTCTACTGTCAAAGAATCTACTGCCAGGATTAAGTAACGCACCATACAAACTGTTCAAGTTAATCTTTTTAACTAGCTGTCGTTTATCCCAATATGCAAACTTGTCGCCACCTTCTTCACGTGCATCACGTGCTTTAGCTTGTAGTTCTTTACGTTCAGCATACCAACGTTCTAGCAAGCCAGGAATAATACCTTTTTTCTCGTATGTAAAAATTGTACCGTTAGCACTAATAATCCAAGGTTGCCCACTGTTAAATACAATTTCATATATCTCTGCGCCAGTTGCTTCAAAACTAGTACCATCTTCAAAATCTAAATGTAGTACTTCTTCAATGTCTTTGTTAATAACAAGTTCATATTCATGTGTTGCAAAACGACCTTCCCATGCTTCAGCTACTGTTTTTGCATTCTCAATCATTTCTTTTGTGTACGAGTGTCGCACTTGCCCAATAATAGTTTCAGTACTCATATTACAACTACGAATAATACTAGGATACAGTGAGTTCAAGTCGATACTTCCAACCCATTTATGTAAGCCTTTTTTAGGCGTAGCAACATAAGCACCTGCGGCTTGTGTAGTATCTTTGTCATAACGTTTGTCAGGAACAATCATACCTTGAGCATGTGCTTCGTTAATAATAGCTTGGTCTGTTTGTGCAACCGCACCCATTGTTGTTTGTAGAAGCACTGTGTTAGAGTGTGCTAGTACGTTTGCTAAATCAATAAACTGTAGTTTTTTATCTAGTTTTACAAGCAAGTCAACATCTTGTCTAGAATAAGCAATAAACTTTTCAAAGTCATTGTTATATAATTGATCTAGTGTGCCTTCATAATCTACTTTACGCTCACCTAGTTCATATTCACCAATAGCATCCAAACTATAACTGTGCATTTCATGATATGTATACTTACGATACAACTGCATGTAATCCATATGTACACGACCAATGGTATCATATGTTTGTTGTGTTGCACCAAATCGTTCAAATTCACGTTGTTTAGGAAGTTTATCCCACAAGCAAAAACGTCTTGTATGACTTTTACTTAATACTCGAGCTACACGATTAACTAGATAAGGAATATCAAAGCCTTCACTGTTCCAGCCTGATAAAATATCTGCATCATCTATGAGATCCAAAAATGCTTCAAGCATTTCACGTTCAGTTTTAAATAGCATAGTATTTTCAAACTTATTAGTAACTGTTTCTGCTTGATCAAACGTCATAATTTTAGGACCAATAGCAAGACATATAGTTGTATTCATCCAAGTATTATGCAAACTAATTGCTGTTACTGCGTTAAACGGATCATGTGGCGGTGCAAAGCCTGACTCTTTATTAAAGTCTGTCTCAATATCAAAGAAACAAACATTTAGATCTGGCGTTGCACTAGGATCATAATTTTCAGCGAATGTTTTAAATATAACATTTACATCGCTTTCATATAGACCTTTATGTCCATTAATCTTTTTTTCTGTATTAAATTTTTTACTTGTGTTGCAAACAACACGTTCTAATTTTTCACCAAAGATACTTGTGTATTTTCCACGTGGGTCTTTATAATAGAATGTATACTTGGCGGGAATTTCTTTATATTCTCGCTTTCCGTTAATACGTTCTACAACGTGTACAATGTCTTTATCTCGATCGTGAAATGCATCTACATAACTCATTCAGGGCTAATCCAATATTTTTCTAGTTGTGGTATATATTTAAGTATACTTGTTTTTCTGTGTTTGTCAAGTAATTCTGTTGTTTTACAGAAGAATTTCCAATTATCTTTATCTTCTGCTGTGTAAGGTTTTTTAAGTAAGTGTACTACTCCTCTTAGTATGTGGTCTTTTGGATCATTCCATCTACTAAAACATTTTTCTTCGATCCAACTTGCTAACCATAATCTATATTCTATATCTGGATGCACTTGTAAACAAAGATAAATTGGAGCAACAAGAGCTGCATTAAATCCAGTAAGATCGTTTAACTTACTTTTTCCATAATGTTCGTGTTCCCATAACCATTCAATGTAAGGTTTAATATTATACATATTAAGTAACTGTGGTGTATAAGAAAGACCTACGTGGAATATTTTACTACAATCAAGTATTCGTTGTTGAATCAGTTCACCCTTGTATTTTCCAATAGTTCCAACTGCTGGTCTTATATATTCATATACCTCACCAATAGCATCTAAACTTACTACAAGTCTAGTATTGAGTTTTTTTAATTTTTCAGTTTTTTCTTCATCAAGCAAAGTTAAGTTTGTTACAATTTTTAAATCGCCTTGGTAATTATGTTCAATTAACTTATCTACCATATGCCAAAACTCTGGTTGGAAAAAAGGTTCTCCACCACTACATTCAATTAGTTTACATCCAAGAAATACTTCTAAGTTTTCGTCAACAACACGAGCTGGAACTACATATTGTTTTTGTTCCATTCTTGTTCCTGCTACTGCTCTATCAACTTCTGTAATAGGCATATTATCCATCAACATGTTAATATCTTTATACCAACCTGTGCTACGTTTTGGACTACACATAGTACATCTAAGATTACATGCGTTACTAAAGTCTATTGAGAATTTATGAATACCTTCGTGATGTTTTGGATTTTCAGGGTCATTCCATTCATGTTGTGAACCAAACCTATGACTCCATCCTGATTTATTTTCTGACTTTTGACAACGTCCACATCCATCAGGCCATACTTTTTGTTTTGTATTAGCTCTTACTTCTCCTGAATCTTTATTCCAAAAGAAATCCTTTGCTTTTATATCTTTTATGTTTCCAAATAAACCTTTTCTATATTGACAACAGAATCCATAATCTCCAAAGTTATCAACATGTACTTCATTATGTGGAGCAACACAATAAGTATTATCAAGATCAGCTTTCCAGTGAACCAGAGAATCTTCTGGTATCTCACCTTTGTAAGCATGCATCATAATGCCTTTTTGTTTATCGTTTTTCAAAAACGTACACTCCTTCAAACTTTTCTCTGCCAGCTAGTTTATCGTTACCTACACCTGGTCTAGTATTCAACATCATTTTAATCGTGCCCGTATGCTTGAACCCAACTTTTTCAGCCGTTTCAATCCAACGGTCCACAACAAAGAATTCCTTGTTGCCATATGATTTGTAGTCTGCGATGTTCGTTGCGAACGTTCCATCGCTTCGTAGTCCTCTTCTGATATTCGAGATAGTAGGTTCAACATACCCTTCAAACCATTCATCAAGGGTTGTATATTTAACCATGCATTGTGTTTCTTCGTCACTGTACTTCTCCAAATTAAAATACGGTGGACTACTAAAAGCTAAATCAATATCTTCGCATTGGTAATCTTCTGAACCGGAACATATAAATTCAGCATCAGCTCCTAATAATTCATTTAAATAATTTAAATACTTAATTGTTTCTGTATTAGGATCCGTACCTATGTATTTATAGTTTAAGTTGCTACTACTAATACCCAAGAGACGACCGCCATAACCACAACTGTAATCATAAATGCGACCCCACAATACCGGGCATAAGCGTTCTGCCAAAGCTCGGGCGTGTTGAGGTTTAAAGTTCTGCACGTTTTCTCCTGTGACAAGTTCCAGTGAACGGCGTAATGCAGTAGGATATACAAGACGATTCCCATCCCTAAACTCAAAGCATATTCTGATAGCTCTGCGTAATTTAGCATCATTGTAAAATCTATCCTTTAATGAATTAGAGCCTCTTCCTTTTGGTTCTGCTGTTTGCATGTTGGTAAAGAGGAATCTGTTAATAGTTTGACCGGCGTTGTTACCGAGTCCAATTCTGTCAGCAGACACGCCGTTATAGGACTTGGTTCGAAACCCTTTGATTTCATTTCTAAGTCCTTCTTCGGTGTAGTATATAATTGGTACAATGCCACGATTACGATACAAAGAAAAAACAGCCTCAATAGTACCTGCAGGATCTTTCTCATATGTTTCTTTCGTGTGCTTATCAAATTCTGGGTACAGGTCTTCATAACCTGTAAACACATCGTCAAAAATATGTTCTGGTTTAATACCCCAGAATTGATAAATTGTGTCTATCACTAATCAGCTCTGCCGACACTTTCAAGTATTGTCTCAAGAGTATCAAAATCATCTCGATGTTTATGAAACTCTGCTTTGTGTGCAATTTTAATTGCTTTGTTTAGTACTGCTGGCTTAATGCCCATTTCTTCTGCAATATGCTTTACTGTGTCTTTTAAACCTTCATTGAGTGTTTCAACTTCAGTCATAACTTGTACACCTTCTTGCATAAGGTTCTTTAATTTAGCAACGTCTTCTGTTCCAAATGTAATGCTCATAGATTATCTCCTGTGTTTGTATTTGTATATATAATACACTCTTATGACGAGGTTGTCAATGGATATCTAAGTGTATTTGAGGTTCTTTCAAGTACTACACTAATATCAGAAGCATGATGTCTTACTGCATCTAATCCTGCTAGTGCTAGCAGTTTTTTGCTTTGTAATGTAGGCATTTGATGTTGGTTTTGTTGGAATATATAGCTTATTGCTTTTAGTTTGTTATTAACATCATTTACTTTAATATTCCATTCTTTGTAGCTATTTCTTTGTAAGTATTCCTTAACCCATTGTTTTAAATTTTTGTTATGAAATATTTTTAATGCATTGAATGTATCTGCAGGATCTCCTAACCAGTCATGCATTTGTAATACTATGTCTGCATGTTCAGCCCACATTTCGTCTTGATTAATATATTGATTATAAAGATACTTCCAAGTATTATCAATGCTAGTAAATGCATTCATTTCATCACTGTACTCACGTTTTAAAAATAAGTCTAAATACAAGTAACTGTTAGTACCCATTGTTGTTGTTATTACAGTTATAGGAAGATTATGTTCTTCTTTATATTCCATAATTTCTTTTGTATTTTTTGCATGTGTAAATAATGCTACGCTTTTTCCTGTTCCTAGTGATTCCCATACTTTACATAATGTATGTAATGAGGTTACATCCATTTGTTCATCGTTTCTAATATTGGGAGTATATGTTTCTACATATGTATCAGGAATATTCCACCAGTCATTTATTGTTAATGCATCATTAAAGTTTGTACCTTTTTCAGTATGGTACACATTATTATGAACTACATTATAACAGGTTGGGCTTTGATTGATTATGTAAGTTAATGCACTCGCACAAATTGCACTACGAGTACAAACAAGATATATTTGATTCATTTTTTAACTATACATTTTGGAATGTCATATATTTTACGACCTTGTATTTTCCATCTAGCATAATCTATAGAATTCCATGTATCACGTTGTCCTTTTTCTTTACTTTCTTTATAAACCATTCCAGTTTCTATATTAAAGTGTTCTTCTGCTTCTGGACCAAAACATACTGCAATTCCTGGCTCAAATACAATATCATCTGTTTGTCCATCTTGATCTGATCCAAACATAACTTCTAGTTGTTCTTTATAAGTTGTGTTCATATAGTTAGTAAAGTAATCTCTTTTAGCTTCGTTGTTTTCGTTAATTCCTGCATTACAACGAAATGTTCCTACGTTATAATCTAATCTTAATAATTCTGAAAGTAATACACCACATGTCATTCCTTCGTGTCTAATAGCTAATTCATTTATTGTTTTTTGGCTTTCTTGATCAGACATTAACCAAGCCTTATTAGGTGTTGTAGCACATAAAAATATTCCTGGTGCTTGCATTACTGGAAGCATATGTTCTCTTCCTTCAGGACCGTTCATCCAAAAAACTTCTTTAATTAACCATTCTCTAATTTCTTTGTCACTGTCATCTAGATAAATCCAAATATCAGATTTAGTATTACATTGTAATGGTAAGTTATTTAAAACTGTTTCTAGGTATTCTAAATGTTCTGGGTTGATTTCTCTATTAGTTTCAGAGAATTTTCTGACTGTAAATCTGTTTGTCCATACGTCTGGATTCATGTTTTAACGCCTTCTTTTTTCAAGTGAAGTTATTCGCTTTTCTAATTCTTCTATTTTCTTTGTAAGTTTTGGGTTAGCTGCTTTCCATGCATCTGGATTATGTTTAAACCAAGTCCAGCCCCATCTGTTGACTAGGAAGTCTAATGTTGCTTCCCATTTATTTATTGCCCAAAAGGCTATGTAAGTATCTTTAATCCAGTATACAAATAACGCACCAAATATGCTACCTACTATAGCTGTGTACATCCACAACCTGTCTGTAACCATTTGTACAATTATGTCCCACATTATCCGTTAGCCTTGTTAAGCGTTAGCTGTGCCCATTGTTCTCTACCTGCACCAGCTTGTGTTGGAATAATACTAATACTAGTTGAAGCAGAATGTCCGCCTCTTCTGAATGCAATTAAATCATTTTCATTTTTAATCATTGCAAATTTTTGATTTGGAAAACTACATAGTAGTAATGCATCAAAATCATCTCTGTTTTTGTACCATAAGAAGTTTGCTTTTAAATACGCATCTTCAATTTCAATTGGATTATCTGTTGAAGCAAATGCTTTTACAATAGGATCTGCAAAACCTTCTAAGTCCATTTTTAATAGTTCTGACATAAGTGCTGTTCTAATTTGTCTACTCTCTGGATCGCTTAATGGTAAGTCTTGTGCTAGTGCTGGAATAAATTTACCTAATCCCAAGCTACCACCTTTACCACCAATTGAACCTATAACAGTAGGAAGTCTATCTGCATACTTGTCAATTACTGTACGTTTAGCTTTTTGTGATCCACCGCCGTATCCAATACGTCCGCCTGTACTTGATACTGCTGATTTTAATTCAACTTTACCAATACCATCTATTTCTAAATCACCTTCGCCTGATGCTAATCTAATTTTGTTACTTAAACATGCAAGTGCATATTCGCCTGGACCTTTTTGTTTTTTACCTGTTCCGTAATTTTTAAGTTCATGAAAAACTTTAATAGCGGCTGGGTGTGTAAATATTGATGTAAAAGAAACTAATGGTGAATTAAGTTTTGATACATCAACTACTCCACCTTTTTCTAATTGAGAAATCATTTCGTTCATTGACTTATAATCACTATCAGCTGATGCAATAATTTTAGTTAAGTCTTGCATAACTAAAGTTTTTTCTTTATCACTTAATGGTTCATCTGCTAATGGTGCCGCAAAACCTTTTGAGATATTATCTCCAATTTGACCACTGTTAAGTAGTTTATAGATTCTGTCAAGTAATGCTGCATCTTCATCATTATCAGCTCGTAAGCCTGATATTCTAGATACAATAATTTCTTTTTCTTTGTCTAAATCATCATATTCAAATAAGTTTCTAAGTCTCATAATAAGTTCCTCTTTTATATACTACTATTTATAATAAAACCCAATTTGTCCGCTGTCTAAGTTTCCGTTAGCGTCATCCTTGCTTTTCATAAAAATGTAGCCCATATGTTCATAATCCATAAACATTTGTGGATCTTCGTGTGCCCATATAGGTATTACTTCTACTGCCCATTTAGGATACTCTATGTTATGCCTTAAATGAACTTCTATTATTTTACCACCTTTAAAATCAATGTTGATATGTTTAGCTGAACTTAACCCATCAACCCAACTTGGTAAATCGTATTCTGGGAAAGGTTCTACTTTTTCCCACTTGTTAAACGCTGAAAGACTTCTTGAATGATGTATGCCTTTCATTGCTTGTTGTGGATATAGTTCTCCTTTACGGAATGTATAATCCACACTAACTAAATCGCCTTCAAAATATTCACACCAAAAATGTCCTGGTGTCATAATAGTATCACCTTTTTCAAGTTCTACTATTTTTGCTGAAACTCCCATATTACTTAAATTCATAATAGGTCTTTCAACATACTTACCTGTACTTGGTACAGGAACAGTGTCTGGCCCACAACTGTAACCTAGCTTTTGACTTAGTTCCAATTTATTGTAGACCCACCTTAAAGCAGGATATGCCTGCCAACTATCTGAGTTTTTTGGTTCGCTCATTTTTTATTCCAGTGCAATTACTACACCTGCAACTATCGCATATTTTAATCATACGCAATTCGCCGCCATCACAAGCATAGTCTTTAACCTGTTCCCAACGTGATGTTCCACAATGTGTCGGATGCCCACAATTCTGGCACGAGCCATTTGTGTGTTCTGATATCTTCCTTGTGAATTCCATTGGTTTACAGTTTCGCCATCTTCAACTGATGTTGTGTGTTTGCTTCTAGAAATGTTTCGATAAGTTTTTTAGTCATTCACTAATTTCTTTCGTCTATTTAATAGATTTCCAAAGTTGAGTAACTAATTTATCCTTAGTTAATCGTTTATCAAGTTCAATGCCATATACTCTGCCAACTTCTTCAAGTTTAGCTTTAGTCATGCTTGACAGTTCTTTTTTGTTCTTAAAAGACGGTTTTACTACTAGTGGTTTTGTTTCTATTTTCTTTTTAACTTCTTTAACTTCATTAGTTAGTACTAATGGTTTTTCAGAAGAAAAAATGCTTTTTATCCATTTTAACATAGTATTTCCTTTTATTGTTTACGTGTTTGAATCCAATCAGCTATACGTAATCGTCTTTCTGATTTAGCGGATTCGTCTTGTTGTGCAGTCATAAATTTAATAACTGCGCCTTTTGCTCCATCTGGTACATTGTCATGGTACTCTTCAGAGTCCATATCATATACACTAATGTCTTTACCACCAAGTGGTCCCCCACCTTGATGATCATGTCCAGTATGGATTGTATTAGATTTTTTAGACTTAACTCCGCTTCCATCTGTGTCAGCATAATTTAATCTACCTTCTAAATCTAATACATCAACTTCTTTTGGATCTGCTTTTACTACACTTTTAAAAGAAGTTAAGTCACCTGCTTTACGCCCGCCGCCGGTAATAGTACCAGTGTTACGATATTCTACTTTAAAGTATTCACCGTTTGGCGCTCTTATATAATCTGTATTTGGTGCATACAGATCTAATTCATTAATTTGTTGTTCGTTTTCTTTTGCAGCTTGAAAAATCTTTTCTTTTAATTTTCCTGCTGAAGCCATCTTAGATGCATATATTGCGTTACGTGGTCGTCTTGGTTTTCTTGTTGGCGCTTGCGGTGGATCCATTTCACTTGGTTGTGTTGGTTGTGTTGGTGGTGTTGATTGTGGACTAGGTGCTGGTTCACTTGGTTGTGTTGGTTGTGTTGGTGGTGCATCCTGTGGACTTTGCTTATTTGGATTTGGAACAATTTTTATTCCCTTTAATGATGGTGGTGTATCTGGTGCATCTTGTGGACTTGGCTTATGATCATGTCCGTGAATGTGACGACCAATATGTGGTAATTTACTTAACGCACCTCTGATACCTTTTGCTCTATCTTCAACAAATACTTGTACCATATCGTCGCCATTACGTAGTCCGCCTCTTTTAACTTTTACGTTTTCCTTGCCATATTCTTCTTCAGCTTGTTCTGGAGACATACTAGTTTGTTTCCAACGCTTTTCTGCTTCATTCATACCAAACATACGTGATGGGATTTTTTCTTTATCAATCTTTTTAGCATACTGTAAGTCTGCTTTGTCAACTGGGCCTTCAAAGCCATATGACTTATCAAAGATATGTTCCCAACCGTTACCGTCATTTTTGATGTATGAGATTGCTGTGTCAGGATAGCGTACAATGCCGTATTTTGTTTCGTCTGATTCTGTAAATTCTGCACGGCTTATAAAGTCCTGAATTACATCAGCATCTAAACTTGTTAATAGTTCGTGCATTACTTTTTGAATGCCATGCTTTTCAATCATATCATATACAGGTTGTGTATAATAACCGCCTGCTTCCGACACAACTGATTCATTTGCATTAACATAATTCTTAATCATTTTATATATATCTGCATCTGCTCTAACATATTCTTTAGCAAACTTAGCTTCGCTGTAACCCATTGCATCAGCAAGTCCAGGTTCACCGTCACCTTTATACATATCAATTAAATCTTTTTCCATGTCAGACATCATACCTTCGTCTAATCCTTCTAACATTGGGTAATATTTTTTAACAATAGCATTACGTGCTTCTATTTCATCTGGATTAATATGCCCACGAGCATAATGATCTTTTTGAATTTGCATCATTAATTTTTGTTCTTCTGGTGTGCCAAACTCATTTGCTAACGCAATACCGTTTTCTGTGTGGTAATTATTATCTTCGTTGTCTAAGTACTGCTGTTTATCAAACATGTTATTTCACCTTCTTTTTTGCTTTGCTTAGTGCATTTTTGAAAAGATCTTTTGCTACTATTTGTAAATCATTTGTTCTCTTTTCGTCAAATTCCATACCTTCAGTAATGTCTGAATCTGGGAAAGCCTTATATTTGTATCTTGGATCACCAGCTTTATATCTTTGATATGCAGGTGTGTTAAGTTCTTTATCTGCTGGAGTAACTATCATAGCATCATGTTCTTCTTTTCTTTTGCTTGATGCTTTTGCTACTTCTTCAACACCGTTTACGTTATCCCAA